ACTAGAAAACGCAGCAGTTGCAAGTGGCGCTACTGTGATTCAAACAATTTCGAAAAAGTTTGATCCGCAGGGAGTCACTGTAATTTGTTTATTGTCCGAAAGTCATATCAGCATTCATACATGGCCAGAAGAAGGTAAAGCAGCAGTGGATGTTTATACCTGTGGAGATTGTAATCCTAAAATTGGTTGCGATATGATTATTGAACAACTTTTTGCTCAAACTCATACTTTAAGTTATATTGAGCGATAAAATAAATACACTATATCCGGAGAAGTATATGCTCTCTACACAATATCGTCTACGTCTTGAAGCAATCTGTGAAAGTATTGTGAAGGCAGAACCTGTAGAATTAAGTGATATGATTTGGGCAGAGAAACTTGCAAAAGCAAATCGTTCTGCCGCAACACTTTTAAGACAAGCAAGACGCCGAGCATCTAATCCTGATATGCAGGAAGGTGGACTTGATGATTTTATGAATGCATTGGACTTGGGAGACCCAGATCCATCTAATCATAGAACAAGGTTTAATGGTGCTGATGATATCATTGATTTTTTCACCGGAGATAAACCAGAGGATTGGAGACAAAGAGATTAAAGTGTAACAAAAGTTACAAAAGTTTTTGCATAACTATACTAACAGGTCTATAATGACCTTACGTTCATCTGAAAATCAGACGGAAGTAAGCCGACGCGGAACGGATCGTTCATTCGCTATTCGCAAATAGCGAACGCAAACGCCGACTGAAGGAACGCTCTTTAACTTAAAAAACTAAGGAGAAAACCTAATGGCAAAAATTGTGTATAGAGGCGTAGAGTATGATACTCAAAAGCGTCTTGAGTATCAACAACAGATGATGCATCAACCCCAACAATACAACGAAACCTATCGTGGTGTTAAGTTCGTAAAGGAGGGACACAAGTGATGAAAAAACTCAATGTACTTCAACTCATTAAAGAGCAGAAGCAAAAAGAAGAGAGGCGTCGTAAGGCATCTCTTGCTACTCTGGTAGCAGCAAAATGATTTAGAGGAGTGCTTGACACTCCTCTTTTTTTTGTCTATAATACCTTTGTCGAGGTTGATAAAAATGGATAGAGAAAAGCTTAAGCTAATTGTCAGAAACCTTGAGTCTCTGGTAGAATGTTTAAAGGCAGAGATTGAACCTGAGACTGAAACTGAGGTTAAAGATCCTGCCTATGAGGAGATTAAAACTTTTTTAACTGATTACGACGAAGTATTTTATGACGAGGAAGATGAATACAATGTACGATGACTTTGAGTTTATGAAACCAGAAGTAAAACTCATTAGTGTTACTCCTGACGCAGAAAAGCACATGGCATATTGTGCTCGCGTAAGTAATCCTGCAAATCAGGAGAATGAAAAGTTCTCTGGACTACTTAAGTATTGTATTCAGCATCAGCACTGGAGTATCTTCGAACAAGCCAGTATGACTGTTGAAATTAATACTACTCGTGGACTGGCAGCTCAAATCCTTCGCCATCGTTCGTTCACATATCAGGAATTTTCGCAACGGTATGCTGATACGAATCTTCTAAACAAAACTATTCCTCTTCCTGAACTTCGTAGACAAGATACAAAGAATCGTCAGAACAGTATCGACGACATTCCTGATTATCTGAAACTGACTCTGACAGAGGACATCCGCGTTCATTTTGAGCAGGGTCTACGCCTCTACAATCGCCTTCTGGAGAAGGGAGTGGCAAAGGAGTGTGCAAGGTTCGTACTGCCCTTGGCGACGCCCACAAGACTCTATATGACTGGTTCTGTAAGGTCGTGGATTCATTACATCGATCTTCGTTCTGCACACGGCACACAAAAGGAACATATGGAGATTGCAGAACTTGTTCGCTGTATCTTTACTTGTCAGTTCCCTGCAGTATCTGAAGCACTTGGTTGGACTCGTGAAGGATGTTCTGAATGTAATGATGCGCCTTCCATCACTATTGAATAAATATCCTTACATACTATGGAGGAATGAATTTGGCTACATATCCAGTTTATAATAAAGTAACCGGCGAACAAAAAGAAGTCTCTATGAGTGTTCACGATTGGGATCAATGGAAAAACAATAATCCTGATTGGGATAGAGATTGGTCAGATCCAAGTACCTGTCCTGCATCTGGTGAAATTGGTGAGGTCTATGATAGACTGAAAAAGTCTCATCCGGGATGGAATGATGTTCTCAGAGCAGCATCAAAAGCACCGGGTTCAAAAGTAAAACCTATTTAATTTTATATGGCAAGAAGAAGAAGGACAGATGATCAACCAATTGGTGTTGGAATGACTGCGAAGCAAATGAAGCGCAAGAAACCAATTGGTTCTGATTTGATGAGAGAGATTGAACCTCTTACAGATAATCAGAAACTACTATATGAAGCGTATGAAAAAAACCAACACATTGTTGCTTACGGATGTGCTGGTACAGGTAAAACATTCATTACTCTTTATAATGCACTTCAGGATGTGTTAGATGAGAGAAGTCCTTACGAAAAAATCTATATTGTAAGATCTCTTGTTGCTACTCGTGAGATTGGTTTCCTACCTGGAGACCACGAAGATAAGTCATCGCTTTATCAGATTCCTTATAAGAATATGGTAAAGTATATGTTCCAAATGCCAGATGACGCATCGTTTGAAATGCTCTATGGAAACCTCAAAACTCAAGGTACGATTAGTTTTTGGAGTACTTCTTTTATTCGCGGAACTACTCTGGACAATTCAATCATTATCGTAGATGAATTCCAAAACTTGAATTATCATGAACTTGACAGTATCATCACTCGTGTGGGGGAGAATAGTAAAATCATGTTCTGTGGTGATGCTACTCAATCTGACCTTGTTAAGACCAATGAAAAAAATGGAATCGTTGATTTCATGAAGGTTCTACGTATCATGCCATCGATTGACATCATTGAATTTAGTGTTGATGATATTGTTCGTAGTGGATTCGTTAAAGAGTATATTCTAGCAAAAATGGAAATTGGTGTATGACGTTTACTCATTGTAATTTTTTAGGTGATCTTGAACTAGACTGTAAAACAACAGAAAGCATACGCTTGTACAATCTTCCTGATGGACAGTGGGTGCCTTCAATCACTTCTGTGACTTCTTTTTACAATCGTCAAATCTTTGTTGAATGGAGAAAAAGAGTTGGTGTTGAAAAGGCAAATGCAATTACAAAGAAAGCAACAGCAAGAGGAACTGATTTTCACCAAGTTTGTCAGGATTACTTGGAAAATAAAGAACTAAACTGGGATGATTATCAACCCATGACAAAGTTTATGTACATTCATGCTAAACCTTATCTTGACAAGATAAATAATATTCACGCCATTGAAAGAACTCTCTATTCTGAATACTTAGGACTTGCAGGACGAGTTGACTGTATTGCAGAATATGAAGGAGAGTTGGCAGTCATTGACTTCAAGACTTCAGAAAAAATCAAACCAGAAAAATGGATTGAAAACTATTTTGTCCAAGAGACATTCTACGCCGCAGCATATTACGAACTTACTGGTCAAGTTGTTAAAAAACTCATTACACTAATGGTTACTCCTGGCGGTGAAGTAAAAGTATTTGACAAAAGAAACAAAGGGGATTATATTAAACTACTAGTTCGTTATATCAAAGAATTTGTACATCACAATACTAGGTCAGATGGAGAATGAATTAGAGAAAGCATTAGAGAATAAGTTCTTTTGTCCATCTCGTTTTGCGCAAGAGATTGAGAATCTTGTGCAAGTAAACGTTGAGATGAATTATATTGATGCAATTGTCTACTTCTGTGAACAAAATAATCTTGATTTAGAGTCTGTCCCAAAACTCATCTCAAAACCTTTGAAAGAAAAGATTAAGTATGAGGCAATGGAACTGAACTTTCTTAAGAAAACCTCACGCGCTAAATTGATTTTTTGATGATGCCGTTTGATGCTTATCGTGAATACCTTGCTCTAAAAAACCACTTCACAAAAGATAGTTACGATTATCATAAGTACTGTGGAAA